GGTCAAGAATCTGAAAGCGAAGAGTCCGAAGGCGAATCGGAGGAATCTGAAGGTCAAGAATTTGAAGGCGAATCGGAGGAATCTGAAGGTCAAGAATTTGAAGGCGAATCGGAGGAATCTGAAGGTCAAGAATTTGAAGGCGAGTCCGAGCCCAATGCCAAAACAGAAAGCGGCGAACCAGGCGAGGCCCCGTCCGGAAGCACTAAAGGCAATAATGATTATGACCTAAGCGCCGCTCTTGAGAATCTCGACAAGAAAGGTGATTTTGATAAAGCGCTTGAAGGTGCAATATCAAAAGAGGCAACTTCTGTTGCAATGAATTCCGATTACATCGCCTACACGACAGACGATGATCTTCATGAGAAATACAAACCGAAGCAGGACGACTGTGGTGAAGTTAAGGCGATGGAGGATCGTGTCGACCATATGCTTAACGTCATTACTCGGGAGATGGAGCGTGTAATCAAGGCCGAAAGTCGCTCTCAGTGGATTCCAGGTCAGCGGCGCGGAAAGCTAGACAACCGGGCTCTTTCCAGTTTAGCAATTGGCAACACTTATCCTCATTTGGCTAAAGAGAATGTCTTCAAGCGTAAGGAAACCAGGACGAGCAAAGACATCGCCTGCATGATCGCTATCGACTGCTCAGGCTCTATGTGGGGTTACGGAGCTCTTGATTCGAAAATTCAAACGGCGATTGATACTGGATATGCCTTTTCAAGCGTATTGGAGCGTTTGGGTATTAATCATTCCGTTCAGGGCTTTACGACGAAAGACGCCAAGCGACAGCACATCAAAGCAGCAAAGGAGCAGTTGTTGGGGAAAGGTATCTTTTATTCTAGGGTGGATTCTCTGTACTTGCCGGTGTTCAAGGATTGGGATGAACGACTAACGCAGTCGGCGAAGCATCGCATGTCTGATTACCCTCTGCATCCCGACAACTTGAAATTTAATGTCGATGGCGAGTCATTGCGTGTATTTGCGCGAGAGCTGGCAAAGCAGAAAGAGTCGGCAAAATTGATGATTGTATTGTCTGACGGCAATCCTAACGTAAAGCGAGGCAATAGGAATGATTGCATGGAGGACACCCGTAAAGCCGTCAAACAGATTGAAGATTCAGGCATCAATGTTGTGGGTGTTGGAATCAAAGACCCATCGGTTTCCAATTACTACAAGAATCACTTGGTATTGGATAATGTTAGTGATTTGCCTGAAGTAGTGATGGGTGAACTGAAGAAGGCAATACTCGATGCAATTCATTAAAGGGAATAAGTCAAAGATGACTTGTTTTCCCGCGATGTCGCGAATATACTAATCACGCTACAGGAACTACAGGAGGCGACATAAATGTCTAAGATCAAATGTGAATTGTGCGGCGCAGAAACTCACGCTATTCAGGTTCACTTGAAAAAGGAACACCCCGAGTTGACTTTGGAAGCCTATCAAGAGCGCTTTCCAGACGCGCCAATTTATAGTCAAGTTGCTATCGATGCCATTGCAAAGCAACAACAGACAAAGGCAGCGATGGCTGGGGTTGGAAACTCAGTCACCGCTGAGGTAACCAGTTTGAGAACGGCAGATCGACAAGAATCCATCGCTGGGGTGTTTGAGCTCGGAAATGCGCCCGCAGCGTTGAATGCGCGTGGAGAGGCGATCAATATCACTGTCTTTGGCAGGAACGAGCATGAAGACATGATTCCGGAGGTGGATAATAACTACGTCTGGAATATTGACCTGCTGAAGACCGGATTGATGGGTTTGGAAATGAACATTCCCACTTATTTCTGGGGTCACGCAGGAACAGGTAAAACGACAATCTGGGAGCAAATTGCCGCACGCACAAATCGCCCAATGATTCGTATCCAGCATACCGCATCTATGGTTGAGGAGGATTTGACTGGACGTTGGGTTGTTAAAGATGGTCAAACTGAATTCGAGTACGGACCTCTGGCTCTTGCAATGATGCACGGGTGGCTGTACTTGGCGGATGAATACGACTTCGCCTTTCCTCAAATTCTGAGTGTTTATCAGGCTGTTCTCGAAGGCAAACCCTTGATGATCAAGGAAGCACCTGAAGGCGGGCGATTGATCAAGCCGCATAAGAATTTTCGCATTGTCGCAACGGGCAACACGAACGGATCAGGCGATGAGACCGGACTCTATCAGGGTACGAACATTCAGAACGCCGCAAACTTCAGTCGTTTCGGTATTACTGAGCAGGTTCCATACATGCCAGAGAAGCAGGAAATTCTGTTGGTCAGACAGCAAGCCGGACTGATGGACGTTGACGCTGAGGCTCTCGTTCAATGGGCTGGAGAAATCAGAAAGGCTCATGAAGGGGCTAAGATTGGAATGACCGTTGGGCCGCGTGAATTGATCAACGCAGGGTTGCTTGGAGCCGCAAAGCAGTCCATTCGCAGGGGCGTTCGACTTGCGATAACCAATCGCGCATCAACCGTTGATCGTGAGATTGCCAATGAGCTTGCGCAGAGGTTCCTGCACTCTTAAACCTGCTAGTTGCTGTGAAGGGGTCTCGCGCTTGAGACCCCTTTGACCCTTGTAATTTGGAATGATATGACGACACTTACACCATTAGCCGCAAGATCAGATTTTTCATTGGGCGAAAGTCTGCTTGATGTAAACGAAATCCCTGTACTGGCCAAACAGGCAGGTTATGAATCAGTAATTCTAACCGATACAATGACTGTATCCGGCTTGATTAGCTTTTCAAACTCTTGCAAGAAGCAAGGGGTGAAGGGCGTTGTTGGGTGTCGTCTAAGGATAGTTGACGAGCCGACTGATCAAACTCAGCCTAAGAAGCGTGAAAAGCCTAATCGAGAATTCTTCATCAAGGTTTATGTGAAGAACGAAGAAGGGTTGAAGGCTCTTTATCGCTTGTTGACTCTCGCCAACGAAGGTGAGCATTACTATTATCACCCAAGACTCGGAATCGATGAGGTTGTAGAGGAACTGCACCACGGAAATCTTTTAGTCTCCACAGGAGACATGGGTAGCGTCTTTCATCATCCAGACTATCGAGAGCATATCTCAAAGCTGGCAAGCGCTGCAGGAAGCGGACAGACGTTTATAGAGCTAGTGCCAGTGCAGACTCCATTATTCGACACGTTGAATGAGAAAGCGATACAGGCAGCGCGTGAAATGGAGATTCAACCGCTAGTCACACTTCCAGCCATGTACTTGGAAGAGGAAGATGCCGACACTCTTGATGTGCTGTCGGCAATCACTACAAACCAGACAATTGCAGCCCCCTGGCGCCCAAAGCAGTACGTGAAAGACTTTATCTTTTGCGAACCAAGTGTCGTTATCGCTAAAGCCAACGAATCGAAGAAGTCTATCGAGAGTAGACGCGGGGAGGAATGGTGTCGAGCGCTCTGGAAGTCAGGCATGCAAAATAGTCGGCTTCTTGTTGATCAGTGTAATTTCACATGGGAGAAGCAGGACGTATCTTTGCCTGTTATGGCTCCAAATGAGTCCCAGTCGTTGCTGGCTAAGATTCAACAGGGTTGGAAAGATCGTCTAATGCACCCTCAACTCGGGTATCAGCCCGCCGACCTTGCGCCTTACAAAGAGCGCCTCAAGTATGAGATTGGCGTGCTGAGACAGATGGGGTTCGAACGGTATTTCTTGCTTGTTCATGACTTGGTAAATTGGAGCAAAGAGAACGGCATCATCGTTGGGCCTGGTCGAGGCTCTGTAGGCGGTTCTTTGATTGCTTATCTTATTGGCATTCATGATGTTGATCCGCTTCGTTTTGGCCTGTTCTTCGAACGCTTTATCAACCCTGAGCGATTAGACTTGCCCGACGCTGACCTTGACTTTATGTCAAGCCGTCGAGGAGATGTAATCGAGTATCTTACCGAGCGCTATGGTTCTGATCGCGTTGCTGGCATTTCTAACTACTCCACGTTGGCTTCAGGTTCGGCTATGCGCGACACAAGTCGCCTTCATGAGATACCAAGTAGCGATTATTCATGCTCAAGCCTTGTACCGAAAGTTCATGGAAGTCCGGTTTCGCTTGAAGAGGCGCGAGAGCAAGTGCCCGAAATAGATCAATTTTCTCAGGATCACCCTGAAGTGTGGAAGCATGCCTTGAAACTTCAAGGTCGAATGCGTTCGTATGCAAAGCATGCTGCTGGGGTTGTCGTCGGTGGAGAGCCAATCGTTAATCGTGCCGTTGTTGAAAGGCGAAAAGACGGAACTACTGTAAATTGGGATAAGCGAGTAGTTGAAGATCAGGGTTTGGTTAAGATGGATATTCTTGGTCTATCAACCCTTGATGTTTTGAAGATAGCCCAGGAGAAGATTCAGGCGAGAAACGGTGTAACCCTGGACTTCATGAATATGCCGCTTGATGATGAGAAGGTGCTGGAAGCTTTCGGTAAAGGAGAGACGGTTGGTGTATTTCAATTTGAATCAGCCGGAATGCAGAATCTGCTTAAGAATTTGGCTTCTGTAACTCCATTGACCTTTGATGATATTGCCGCAGCTACAGCGCTATATCGACCCGGACCGATGGATTCCGGTCTGCTCGATCAATATGTTGGCGTCAAGACCGGAATGAACTTTGCCAATGTTGAGCATCCCAACATGCAAAAAGCTCTTGAGACCACTTATGGAGTCATTGTTTACCAAGAGCAGGTCATGCAGATCGCTCAGGACTTGGCTGGATTCACAATGGCTCAAGCAGATCACTTGCGTAAAGCTATGGGCAAAAAGGACGCCGAGAAGATGGCGGCCATGCGTGAACGCTGGATAGAGGGCTGTTTGAAATCAGGAATGCCTGAGTTTCAGTCGAACCTGCTATTCGACAAAATCGAGAAGTTCGCCGGATATGCCTTCAACAGGTCGCATGCGGTAGAGTATTCGGTTATTTCTTACTGGGCGATGTATTTGAAGGTTTACTACCCAGCAGAGTTTTTTGCCGCTTCAATGACCATACTTGACGAAGAAAAACTCCCAGGATTGGTCGCGGATGCCGAGAGTAGGGGTATTATCGTATACCCGCCCGACATTAACGTATCAACCGGAACTTTCGAAGTGGGCTACGACAAAGCCGGTAGCTTGTGTCTGTACGCCCCTTTCAATCGTGTGAAGGGGTGCTCAGAAAATACCGAGCGTTTCATTATGCAGGCTCGCGAAAAGCTTGGCCGTCCATTCGAAACCTTTTGTGATTTCTTTGACAATGTTAATAAGACCAGAGTCAACAAGCGAGTACAGGGCGCGTTTGATAAAGTTGGCGTTTTTGCAAATCTGACTTTTGGGCCTGAAGAGGAGGCTCGTCATGCGAAAAGCTTCCCTCATATCACTTTGAAGCAGATAGCACCGAGACATCCTGATCGTATTCGCCAGCAGAAAGCACTACTACCGGGATTGATTGGCGAACCTGTCAAGGCCGATCGATATATCGTCAGATCGCCAGAGCTGGACAACAAGCTTGCGGCGATACGTGGCGAAACTTATACGTGTGAAGCGTGCAACCTTAAAGATAACCCTCATATGGGCTTCAGAATTGGAAGAAGCCCAAAAGTGATGATTGTTACTGATGCGCCGAATTGGCAAGAGGAGAAGTCGGGTGAGCTAATGAGCGGCTCAGGCGGTGCAACTGGAGTCGTTAAGGCGGCTTTGAAATCTGCGGGGCTATCAACGGCAGATTGTTACTTCACAACTCTGGTTAAGAGTAAAAAGCCGCAAGGGCAAAAGTTCTTTGAGAATGATCAGGTCAACGCTTGTTCTCAATTCTTGCGCCGTGAGATTGAAATACTGAAGCCTCCGATCATTGTGGCACTCGGATCAACGGTAGCTCGTTATCTGGTTAAAGACTTGAAGGGGAGTATTAATGAGTTGAGCGGAACCGTTTCATTTGATGTTGATCTGGACGCCAGCATTATAATTGGTCTTTCTCCGGTTCAGGTTTCAATGGATGGAACTATGTACCCAAAAATGGAAGAAGTATTTGCAAAAGTTGCCGAGCACATTTAAGTCATTCGTGACTTGTCATCCCGCATATTACTTGATAGTATGCTTACACATCGAAAGACATTAAAACAAAACAGGAGCTACAAGCTAATGCAGGCAAAGTCTTACATAGACAGAGATCAACTCGCCGCCGACGTGAACTATTCGGACAATGATTTGGACAGTGCATTCATGACGCATCCAGGGTTGGTTGTTCGTTACGGAATGCTGCACGCCGATGCCGTTAAACAGCATGCCGCAATGAAGTTGAAGCGCGACGTGGTAGAGGCGCAAGTCCATGCAGATTTGAAACAACGCCATATCGACAACAAAGAGAAGTTCACCGAAGCGGGCCTTTCCAAAGAGGTTATTGCTGATAGGCGCTACATTGCAGCCTATTCAAATTACATCAAGGCTCAAGAGGCTCTTGATGAAGCTACGCAGGCTATCGAAGCTCTTCGTCATCGTCGCGACGTAATGGTTCAGAGCGCCAAGAGCAAGCATATGGAGTTGACAACCTCTCCAGACTTTGCCGCAAGCAAGGGCTTTGCTGAATTCTTCGCGGCTGCTCGTTCTAATAAGTCTTGAAGTCCCACTGCTTCTGTTTTATCCTTAAATTGTAAGTCAACACTGACTGTTACAGGAGATACGCCAAATGTATAACTTTGATTCAATGATGGACAAGGTGCAAAAGAAAGTTGCAGAAAAGTCCACCTCAAACAACAAACCTCAATCCTTCAAACTTCCGATGGGCGATACGATCATGCGAATCCTGCCGCCCTGGAAGGACGGTGATGATCGCTTTTACCACTACTTCGGCGCTCACTTTGTGAAGTCCACCGAAAGGAATGATCAAGGTAACTTCCAGATCAAATCCATCGCCTTGTGCGCTCGCCATGCTCTCGATCAGTCTTGCGATATTTGCAACGCCATCGAGCAGGCGAAGCCGTATGCGCAAAATGAAGATCAGGCTGCAGCGCTTGCCGAGTCTGAAAGTCGTCTGCGTGTTCTCGTAAACGGCTTGATCCTGAACGGCGCTGGCGGTGCAAATGGAATCGAACCTCAGATCGTTGAGCTACCAGCTACCGTATTTGAGGAAATCATCAAGTTGATGAAGCAACAATGGGATTACGGTCAGGTTGACTCGCTGTCGCTGACTGCCGGTGTTGATTTCATCATTTCACGAAGCGGCGGCGGAATGAATACGAAATATTCAGTCAGCGTTAAGCCCGGACAGGGTACGCAGGTCGATGCGTCTGTAATGCAGAACATCAACGACCTTGACGAGTTTATCGCCGCTTACAATATTCAGACGGAGATCAGTCGCGGTCTCGATGCTATTCAAAACAGCATCGGCCTGCTGAGCGCTCCGCAACAATCGGTGGGGCAGTTGGCGAATCAGAATCAGCAACAAGCCCCTGTACTCTCGCATGAAACCGTCTCTCCTGCGAGTGAATCGGGTCAGCAGCAAGCTGCCGTAATCAATCAGGACATCCCTGAAACGGTTACGAATTCTGCCGCTCCTGAAAACCCTCCTGTAAATCCTCCGTCTCAGGAGCAGGCCGCGACTGCACCACCGAACCAACAACAGCAACAACAGCCAGCTCTGAATGAAGTTGCTAATGCCGTACCACAAGCCGCGATATCAGAGTCGGATATTGACGAATTGCTCGAAGGTTTGGGTTAAACGAAAAGGGGCCTTAAACGGCCCCTTCTAGTCTTAGGCAAGAATATGAGTAAGTTCATTTTTATCGACGCCAACTCGGTTGGATACGCGGCGGTTAATGGAACCAAGTTGATGTCCGGTCAACAAGAGACGACAGCAATCATTGGTTTTCTTAAGTCTCTGCGCGATGTGCTTTTCCGTTTTCCAGGCGCAAAGCCTGTCGTTTTGTGGGATGGCCACGCTCAGTTTCGATATGACATTTTCCCCGGATACAAAGACAGAAGTGGCAAGTCGAGTTCGACTGATGACATTCGCGCTCGTTGGCGTGAGCAGCGTGAGCATGTTCAAGAAATTCTGCCGATGCTGAATGTAACGCAGGTAGTGCATCAAGACTTTGAGGCTGATGATCTAGCATGTCAGCTTGGCGACGCATATGCAGCTAAAGGCGCAGAGATCATCTTCGTTACCGGAGATCGTGATTGGTTGCAGCTTCTGACGGCTCCTAACTTAAAGTGGTATGAGCATCGGAACAAAGAAATAGTCACCTTTGATCAGTTTGAAGAAGTTTCTGGCTTTAAAAATCCAAGTGCTTTTGTTGAGGGTAAAGCATTGATGGGTGATGTTTCCGACACTATCCCTGGGGTAGGCGCAATAGGAGAGACCACCGCTAAGGCTCTCATGGCTGAATACGGCTCTGTTAAAGCATTTCGCGAGTTGGTCAAGAGTGGAAAGGTTTCAAAGGTCGGCAAAGCGTTGATGCGTCTTGTAGATGATGAACCTTTTACTTACAGAGGTAAAGAATACCCTTCGCCATCTGAGTCGTTCACTCGGAATATGAAGTTGATGGATTTGCGCCGCGCCCCAAAAATTCCAAGCAATGAAATTGTGATTACCAAAGCAAATGGAATTCACTCAGAGCCGTTTGCTGAGGTTTGTAGGGAGTTGGCGTTCATGTCGATCCTGAAAGACCTTAACAATTTCCTTGCGCCATTTAACAGGTAAAAACAGTGAGTAAAGATTTAGCAGATATTTTGAATTCGACAATTGGCCCGAGCGACAAAGTTGAGGGCGTAAAGATTTGGCTTGATACGGGCTTTCCACCACTGAACAAAGCAGTTGGTGGAGATTATGACAAAGGAATGCCTGTCGGTCGTATTGTGGAAATGTTCGGCCCGGAGTCGTGCGGGAAAACTGCAATCGCCACAAATGTAATGGCGAACGCACAGAAAATGGGCGGCGTTGCTTTCTTCATGGATCACGAGCGTAGCTTTGTACCTGAAGTTGGCGAAAGTCTTGGCTTGAATACAAGCAGTCACTTCGTTGTGAAGCAGCCTGACACTTTTGAGTCTTCAGTGACCTCAGTTATCAAATCTGCGACAGCAATCAGGGATAACGATGCCATACCAGAAGATGCTCCGATTGTTGTGGTTTTTGATTCATTGGCGTCAATGCTTCCTCAGTCGAAGTTTGCCAAGGATATCGATGAGCAAGGTATGAATGACAGCTTGGCACTTGCAAAAGCATGTGCTGCAGTCTTCCCAACATTGGCTCTCTACGCTGAGAAGCTGAACATGTTGATTCTCGTTCTTAACCAAGAGCGTGAAAAGCCCGGTGTTGTCTATGGAGACCCCACAACGACCCCAGGCGGCAAGGCTCCGAAATTCTACGCCTCCGTTCGAATCCAGATTGGCCGTAAAAAGATCATGGAGCAGCAGAAGGGTGGCAAAGAGTTTGTAGGTCAAGAGATCGGCTGCAAAGTTATCAAGAACAAGGTTGCCAAGCCATTCCAGTCGGCAGAGTGGCGCTTCATGTTTGATGAAAATGGAATTGGCTATTTTGATGTCGTTGGCTCGATGATCGATTACTTGTCGGGCAAGGCGCTGATCAAACGCAGCGGCGCGTATTACGAGTGGAAGGGTAAGAAATACCACCGCAAGCAACTCATAGAGGTAATCAACGAAAACGATGAACTGCCTGAGTTGAAAGCTCTACTGCCTACGACGTAGTAGATCGATCTGGGTTATGTTTTGCTGTATCACAGAGGAGATTGATATGGCAAAACAACCCCAGGCCGATATGAGAGGTATTCATCGTCAACAAGATGGCGGTTACAGAGCGAACAAGAATTTATGCAATCACTGCGGCTTGAGACCGCATTGCAGCGTGAAAGAAAGAAGGTCATGTGACGGATTCATTCCAACACTGCCGTTCAGAAACGCAAAGGGTACTGAAAGAAGTTTTAGCACCTTTCGACTTGGCCCAGCGTGGTCAAAACGTTTAAAGCAGGATGATTTGGTTGCGTATTTCGATCAGAAAATTGGAAGAGTTTTTGGCTATGGAAGCGTAACCAACCTCATTCACGGAGATAAGTCGGCATTAGAGGAGGAACATGCAAAAACCAATCATCTAATGATTTTTGGCGCATACAGCTCTAATGAAGAGTTCGCCGACAAGTTTCGAAAAGTAGTTCGAAGCGCATACGGCAATTTAATTTACGAAGGTTATCAAGACGCGACGGTCATCTATCTGAAGTCGATTGATCTTGATACGGCCTTAAAGAAATACCGGAGGTGGATATATGAAATATGGGTTGATAAGCGACACCCATTATCACGACTGGACGCAATTTGCATCTGTGGGTTCAGATCATGTGAACAGCAGGCTTCAACAGCAGATTGATGAAACTCTTCGTGCGGCGCGTGTTTTGAATGAAATGGGTATCAAGCATCTGTTTCATGCCGGTGACTGCTTCCATGTGCGCGGAAAGATTGCACCTTCAGTATTGAACCCTGTACTTGACGCCTATCGATACATCGTCAATGAGCTGGGGATTGAAGTTCATATGATCCCCGGAAATCACGACCTTGAAACCAATGACTCGCATCGAATTACAAATGCCAGCAGCGCACTTGCCGGTGTTGGAGTTGAGATCATTACTGAGCCAACTGAGATTCAAGGTTTTGACCGCAATATCCTCATGATCCCCTGGATGAGCAGCACCGACAATCTGCTAACGACGATGCGTGAGATTAAGGCTAAAACATCTGAACCACACAAGATGGATGTAATCATTCACGCCCCTGTAAATGGAGTGATCATGGGTATTCCAGATAATGGTTTGAATGCTCATGATCTTGGCGGTGTTGGATTCAGGCATGTGTTCGCCGGTCATTATCATAATCATAAGAGTCTCGGAGACGGCGTTTACTCAATTGGAGCGGCAACGCATCAAACGTGGTCTGATGTTGATTCGCTTGCTGGTTTTGTAATTGTTGACGGCGATTCAATAACTCATGTCCCGTCGGAGGCACCTTCATTTGTCGATCTGCAAGTTTGGGAGAGTGTTGATAGCGCTGAAGAAGCAGTAAAGGGCAATTACATTCGAGCCAAAATTGAGATTGAAAGTGAATCGGAGGTTATCGAAATGCGCGAGTTCCTGACGGAGCTCGGCGCAGCGGGTGTTACTGTACACCCAATTCGCAAGCCCAAGAACGCTGCAAGGCAAAGCACTGTGAATACAAGCGTCACCTTGCAACAGTCCATTACCGAGTATGTCGAGCAGTCGGAGTTCAAGGATAAAGCCGCAGTGAACGTCATTGCGACCGAGATTTTGCAGGAGGTCGATAACAATGGAATTTAAGACCCTACAAATAGAAAACTTTCTGACAATTGGCGAAGCGAAGTTGAGCCTTTCTCAGCAAGGTCTTGTGCTTGTTCAGGGTGAGAACGATGATGATGCCAGCGCTAACTCTAATGGAGCGGGCAAATCAAGCATTGCTGACGCCTTGTGTTGGGTGTTGTACGGAAAGACGGCTCGAAATGTCAGCGGTGATGCGGTAATCAATATCACGAAAAAGAAGGGTACTCGCGTCGCTGTAGCCATTGAAGAGGATGGCGCTATTTACGTCATTCAGCGGCATCGGAAACACTCAAAGGGCAAAAATCGCCTGCTGGTGTTTAAGCGAGAAGGTGGAAGAACAGAAGAACTAACACTCGGAACCGACAAACTTACACAGGCAATCGTCGAGCGAATTGTCGGTTGTTCATATGAAGTTTTCACCGCTGCCGTTTACGCCGGACAAGATGCAATGCCTGATCTGCCGTCAATGACGGACAAGATGCTTAAGAGCCTTATAGAAGAAGCGGCTGGCATTACTCGCCTACAGGACGCATACGACAACGCTAGAGGGAGGCTGAAAGATGTTGAAAACAGTCTCAATACGGCGAATATCACTTTGCAGGGGGTTAAGGGAAAGCTTGAGTCTGAAAAAGCAAACGAAGCCAATCTTATTCAGACGGAGCAGTCATGGATAACGGCGAAGGATAGAAGACTTTCTGAGGCTGATGACAAGATTCGACGTCAGGAGGATGAAATAGATGGTGTTGTTTCTGCGATAAAGACACCGCTGCAAGATCAGATTGCAGATTTAGAGGCTCAGATTGCCGATGTTGAGAGTCGAATTGCTGGCTCTAATGCCGAACGTGATCGAGAGAGGGGGTTGCAGAGTAAGGTTTCATCTGCAAACAGCAAACTTACGGCTAGTAAGTCAGCACTGACCACAATTGCTAATTCCGTGCGCACATCGAGAGGCGCCATTGAGGACATTCAGTCTCGTGTGGGGCAAGCTTGCGGAGAATGCGGCAAGCTTTATGAAGATGCCGACATTGAAAAAGCTAAAGCTTTGGCCATCGATGAACTCAATCAGCAAATTGAAAAGCTAAAGGAATGCAAGGAGCAAGCAGATAACGACGGTAGACAGCTTGAGAGCGTTTCTAAGGAGCTTTCTGAGTTCCAGAGTACGATGACGGACATCAGCAGCAGCCAGTCGCTTCTGAACGATCTCAGAGCGCAGCTTAAACTGGTTATTCAAAAGCAGAATGAGATTGCCAACATGCATTCTCAACTCCAGCGGCTGCAAAATGAACGCGAAGCAATTCTCAAAGAGACCAATCCTTATATGGAGTTGATCGAGAAGAGCAAAAAAGGCCAGGCCGCCGCAGAAAAAGAGTTCGAAGACTTGGCGAAAGATATTGAATCTATCGAAGAGAGTCTCGCCGTTCATAAGGACGCCACCTCTTTGTTCAGCCCCGCAGGCGTAAGGGCGCACATCCTCGATACTGTAACGCCGTATTTGAATCAGAGAACCTCAGCATATCTCGGCACTCTCAGCGACGGAAATTTGACGGCTGAGTGGTCAACGATTGGCTATACAACTACGGGCGATGCGCGAGAGAAGTTCAACATTGCAGTTTCAAATGGTACTGGCGCAGATACATTCGCTGGATTGTCTGGAGGCGAGAAGCGCAAAGTGCGGCTTGCTTGTGCAATGGCTCTACAAGATTTGGTTGCTTCACGCGCAGTCAAGCCGATCAATTTGTTCGTAGCTGACGAAATTGACCACGCATTGGATGTGTCAGGCATGGAGCGTTTGATGGGTATTCTCGATGAGAAGGCCAAACAACGCGGGACTGTGCTTGTAATCAGCCATAACGACCTTGCCGATTGGTGTCGTCAGATCGCGACTGTAAAGAAGCAAAATGGGGTAGCGAGCGTTACTGGCGCCTTGATTTGAATTAGGAAGTGAAATGACAGAAAAACAAACATACACCGCATCAGATATGACCACCGATGATCTTCTTGAGGTGATCCGTAAAGAGGCCAGCAAACAGCAGCCATTTGAGATCAACTCATTAATCAAACTGACAGTCGGCACTCCAAAGGGTGGCTCTAGTAAGGGCACTATATATAGCAAAAAAGCATTCATTAAAGGTGCAAAGCTACAACTGTTCTCCGCCTACATAGGCAAAAGAAACAGCATCATTTTTCAGTTCACCATAGAGGGCAGCGCAACCAGTGATGTTGTCGAGTGTACCTTGAAAGAGGCTCAGAGTTATCTTGATGGCTTTCTTGAGTGGAGTGAATCTCTGTTTGAAGCCGAGTTCTCCAAGACACTGACAAAGATCAAACGGCAGACGAAGAGACTCGAAGCGGAAAGAGAGAAGGCTGCAGCCGATGAGCTTTATCAAGATGCGCCAAACTACGGAACTTGGTGATGGAAAGCGTTCGTATTGTAGGGTTCGACCCAGCGCTTGCAAACTGGGGAGCGGCTATTGCCGAGTATGACATTGAAACTGGCGATTTGAATCTTGTTGAAATTGGCCTGGAGAAGACCAAGAAAACAAAAAAGAGAGCTAAGGGGTTGGATATT